CACGGTGAACTGCCCCACCTCGTACGGCGGCTGGCAGGCGCCGTTCACGGTCTCGGCCTCCTCGGGGAACGCGTCCGAGAGGTACAGGCGGGACAGGGCGACGGCGAGCATCCCGCCGCAGTCGCACGCGTCCCAGGCGATCTCGCCGGGGACCTGGCCGACGCGCTTCGGCTTGGATGTGAGGCCGTCCCGGACGGCCGTCACGAGGTGGCTGCCGACGGTGTACCAGCGTGCGGAGCCCGTGATCACGGCCGCCTCCTCAGCACCTGGTCGACGTTGTAGACGCGGGCCCGGCGGGTCAGGCCGTGCGGGTTCTCGGCGGCGAGGAACATGTCCACCAGGTAGAGACCGGTACGGCCGTCCTTGAGGAGCTGGCCCATGTCCGGGTACTGGATCGTGACGCCCTGGCGGACGAGCTGCGTCACGCCCGGAGGCAGGCGGCAGTCGACGCCGGACGAGGCCTTGAGGATCTCGCAGACGAGTTCACCCATGGCCAGGCGGCCCGAGTCGGGCACCTCCTCGCCGAGGATCGCTGCGATCGACCAGGTGCCCGGCTGGTCGTCGTCCAGGGCGAGGTTATTGCAGCGCGGCCAGGCGTGGCCGTCGGTGCGCATCAGAGACCGGCCGTCCCGCCGGTAGGTGCCGGTCGTCATCGGCGTACCGTCCAGCTTCACCTCCACGACGCGGCTCACCGAGTCGGGCAGGCGGATGGTGGGGATGTGCGTGCACGAGCAGCCGCCCAGGCAGTCCCCGGAGCAGTACGGCAGGCGGTAGAAGTCCCACGGCGGCATCGAGTAGCCCACCCGCCAGTCCCACAGCGGGACGGACGTGAAGTCGCCGCAGTCGTCCGCGCACGGCCGCCAGGTGACCGGGCACTGGCCGAAGCGGCGCCCGGACAGCGCCCACAGCACGCGTGAGGCCGCGCGCACCGCGTAACCGGTCACCTCAGGCGAGTAGGCGTCGATCTCGCACGTCCAGTAGACCGGCCAGTCCTCGCACGGTCCGAACTCCGCCACGGTGCCTCCCTACGCTGTGAACCGCGCGATCCCCGAACTCGACCAGATGACAGTGAAGCTCCCGGAGACGACGGACTGAGCCCCTCCGAAATAGAGGTAGGCCACGCCCTGGTCGGCGACTGTGCCTCCGGTGACGGAGTCGTCATAGATCAGGCATCCGTACGCGTCGGTCAGCGTGATGGTGCCGCCGGCGGGGAGGTCCGCCGCGTCGAACATTGCCACGCCGGACTCCGGTGTGGTGAACGTTTTAGAGGTCAGGGCGCGCCCGCCGGCTGCCCAGTTGGTGCCGCCGGTGACCTCGCGCGCCGTCGTCCAGACACCCGTGTTGTAGCCGGTCGCGGCGACGGCCGCGTCCCGGTCCGGGGTGACGAGGTTGTCGAACAGGGCCGCTTTCACGGTGTCGGAGTCCAGCCCGGTGTAGCCGGTCCCGGACGCCTGCATCATCGGGCCGGCGACCCACTCCCGGAAGACCCTGCTCTCCGTCCACGCCATCGCTCAGACGCTCCTCACATGGGCCGTAGGGGCGAAGACCGTACAGTCCTGGCCGTTGTCCCGCTCGGTCACCACGGACATCACCGGCCGGCCGTTGTCGTCGTACTGCACGTCCTCGCCGCCCACATAGTCCTCGCGGACCACGGCTCGCACCCGGGCGCGCACCCCGTCCAGGATCATCGGGGCGAGCAGCCCGGCGAGCCCGGGGCAGGCGTGGAAACGGTTGTCTGCCCCAGCCGTGACCTCCGCGTGGTCGCAGTTGGGGCAGACCCAGTGCTGCCTTGCGTCGATGATCACGACAGGGTCAGCGGGTTGACCTGCGGTTCGGGCGGTGCGGTGGTCGTGATGTTCCACAGCCAGTGCTCGTTCGCCTGCGCAGTCTCACCGGCCGGCAGCCAGGACGTGGAGCCAGGCCCGTTACCCCATCCGATGACAGGCGTCGTGGACACGGCCTGCGTCTCGGACTGGACCTGAAGGGTGGAGCGGCCGTTCTCCACGGTGTACGTACCGATACGCGAAGCACCCACGTTGGGCCACGCGTTGTAGATGTACCGCTGCGCCCCCGAGGGGTCGCACGAGCCGGACCCAGCCACCCGCTGCCAGACCTCCAGCGAGTACCTGTTGGACGGCGAACCTTCCGCGAAGGCGAAGCCCGTGCCGGTCACCCCGGCGCCGTTGACGGTCAGCTCCCGCGCGCTCGCGAGGTAGGCCACGCCGGTGGTGTTGATCTCGCAGAAGTCGATCGTGAGCTGCATCCTCTTCAGGACGGGGTCGTCCTTCTGGTTCACGCAGGGCGTGCCGTCGGCAGTCCTCTCGAAGAACTCCTCACCGTCCTCGTACTGCGGTTCCATCTGCACCTGCACGAAGCCCTTGGTCACGACGACCAGGGATCCGGTGCCGGTGACCGGGTTGCCGCAGGCGTCCACGCGGACGATCCGGGCGTGCGTGCCCTTGATCGCGGTGGCGGCCGAAGCCACGGTTGCTACCACTGTTCACCCCTTACGTGGGTACGCCGAGAGTCATGAGGGCGGCCAGGTGCGCGCACTCGTACCCGAAGAGGTACGTCCTTCTGGCCTGCTTGCGGACGGTGTTGGTGGACCGGTCGAACGTGCCCGGGAAGTCCCGTACGGCGACGTCCGAGCGGTAGCCGAACAGGGCGCCGGTGGCGTACAGCCATGCGGACCCCGCCGGGGCTGCTGCTCCGTCAGGCCCGGTCCCGGTGTAGCCGGCCGCCGCCACGACCCGGTGCCCGCCGGGCGTGCGCAGGGCCCCGTCCGCGTCGTCCCGGTGCACGAGGCTCCGGGCCTTGAGGGTGGCCAGGGCCACCACGGGCACATGCACTACACCGAGGCCGCCGTACTGCTCGGCCAGGGCCGCTTCCAGACGACCGAGCGCCACGGCCGCGTCGTCGGTCGTCGCTTGCACTACGTCGGCAGCCGTCTGGAGCCGGATGCCCTGCGGGTCGTCCAGCGTGGCGTCGGCGGCCAGGTGCGGCCACACGGTCGCCTGCCCACCGGCCTGCCCGGACCAGAACGCGCGGCTGACCTGGAACGCCTCGCTGCGGGCGAGGGCCTCCGCCGCCTGGTCCACGTCCGGCAGGCCGATGAGCGAGCAGTCGAACGCCGCGTAGACCGTGAACGTGGTTGCCCCGCGATCCACGCCGCTCGCCGTCGGCTCCAGCGGCGGCGCGGCGGGAACAGATCCGCCGGTGCCGGTGACGGCGATGCACTCGTCCGCATAGGTCGTCTCAGCTCCGCCGCACCAGTCCGTCCAGGTCACGCCCTGCTGCCAGTGCGGTCCCGATGGGACCGGATGCTGCGCCGCGTCCCACAGGTCATTGGGGAGCGCGACGAAGTCCGGCCCGTCGACTATGTCCCGGATACCAGCCACGTCACGCTCCCTTCGTCGTCACCGTGGTCAGGGTTCAGAGCTGGTGACCGAGGGTCTGGTCAGCGCTGCCCGAGCCGTTGACCGCGAGCGTCGCCCGGTACAGGCGGGACTCGTGGCCGACCTTGGCGACCAGGTGTGCCTCCTCCGCCCACAGGGCGGTGAAGTCGTTCTCCGCGTTCAGCACGCTGTCCCGGATGACACCGAGGTCGAGCTGGAGCCCGTTGCCGTGCATGAAAGTGCCGGCGGCGTACATCATGAAGTCGACGCTGGTGGGCCAGGCCGTCATGTTCGTGTCCACACGGCCGAACTGGCCGGAGCCGCGCACCTGCCAGTCGGAGACGAACTGCGGGCGCACCGACCGGTCCGTGAACCAGGCGGTGATCTGCGCGTCGCTGACCGACTCGCGTTCGACCTTGGTCCGCCAGGCGAGGTCGGCCCGGATGACCGCGAGCGTCCAGCGCGGCAGGACGACCTCCAGCACCGCGTCCTCACGCATGGCGAACTTCGCGCGGTAGTCGATGGCCGCCAGCTCCACGCCGTTGAGCAGCGTCTGCGCGGCCGGCTTGTTCGCCGCGCCGAGGGCGATAGCCGAGGTGGACCGGGCCACCATCAGGGAGATGAGCCGGGCGTTGATGACGTGCGCGTAGGCGGCGCGCAGCAGACGGATGAAGTTCTGCGTGGCCTCGGGGTACGCGTCGTCGGTGAGGTTACCGGCGGTGAGGCTGATGCCGTACGCCTCAAGCCTCGCCTCGTCGAACGTCGGGCACGGCACGCGCAGGGTCGGCTTGTTCACCGAGCCGGTGACGGTGGCGATGTCGTCAGCCTCGGTCCACAGCCACGGGTCGCTCGCGTTGGAGAACGTCACGCCGAAGCCGCCGAAGCCGCTCGCCGGGTTGGAGCCCGCGTTCTGGAAGAACACGTCCCCGATGGACGGGGAGACGGGGAAGCGGATGCCGCCCCGGGAGACGCCGACGGTGGGCAGGTCGATGAGGCCCACAGGTGCGTCCGCGATGTTGAAGAAGTCGTAGCTCACCTCGGACGGGGCGCACCAGCCACCGCCGGCGAGCAGGGCGTCGGCCTTGCCACCCTCCTGCGTCATCGAGTGCCACAGCTCCTCCACCGTGGAGGCGGAGGTGCGGTCGTCCACGGTGTGGGCGAACTGGTTGCGCACCGAAGCCACCAGGTGGCGCGGGGCACCCCGCTCGCCGTACTGCGTGGTCGGGACCGCCTTGGCCTTGGCACGGAACGCCTCGGACAGCGCCTCCAGAGTGGGCATCGACTGCCCGGCCGCGACGCCGGGGATGTCCACCGAGGCAGTGACGGCCATGGTCTGCGCGTTCGGAGCCTTGGCCCTCGGGGCACGCTCGCGCACCTGCGACAGCGAAGCGACGCGCTTGCGGACGTCGTCCGGCGCCTGGTCGCCGAAGAGGATCGACGCCACGCCCCTGGCGGTGGCCTCGGTCAGTGCGGCGAGGTCGACGCGGCCGGAACCGCCGGCGGTGACGGGGGCGGCGCCCTCGCCTCCGTCACCGCCCTCGTCACCGTGGACGGAGTGACGCAGCAGCGCCATCTGGCGGGTGCGCTCCTGCTGGGCGGTGAGAGCCGCCTCTTCCTGGCGGACCGCGCGTACGCGCAGCTCGGCGCGGATGCGGTCCAGGTCGCGCGCCAGGCGCTCGCTGTAGCTGATGTGTTCGGTCTCGATGTGCTGGAGACCTGCGATGCGGTCGAACTCCGCAACCGCCGTGGTCTCCAGCTCACGCAGCTCCGACTCTCCCACCAGCGAGAGGTCGTCGGGTGCGCTGAACAGCTCGGGCTCCGGCACTGCGGACCTCCCGGGAAAGTGGCCTGATCGAATCGGCGCGCACGGTACATACGAACGGCCGAATCGCCAAAAGTCACAAGAACTTCTGACGATTCGACCGTTGCCGCTGGTCAGCCGCCGATCGGGGGCGGCGGCGGGGGCGGGGGCGGGGCAGGCTTCGAGCATCCGCACATAGTGATCACTCCTTTCCGTGGACTTTGCGGGACAGGGCGGTGAGGACGCGCCGGTAGGCCCACTGGTCCAGCTCGTCCTCGGTCAGGCCCTCGGAGAGCTGCGGGATACCCGCCGCGACGAGGGCGAGTTGCTGACCGGAGGTCAGGTGCGTCTTCAGCTTGGGCACCGGGAAGCCGGGGACGTTCACCGCGAGCAGGCCGACCAGGCGCAGGTTCCCGCCGATGCGGCGCCAGTCGCCGGACACCTGACCGGCTGCGCGCAGCTCGTGGATGCGGGACTCGGGTGTGCCGGAACGGATGCTGCCCGCGACCCAGATGCCGTGCGAGTCGTTGCCCACCGCGACGTCGGCCACGGCGGCGCCGGTGTTGTCGTAGTGGTCGGCTGCCGCGCGGTAGCCGTAGGACAGGGGCGCATGTCCGGTGCCGACGGTGATCTGGCCGACGGACACCGACGAGCCGTCCTCCGTCCAGACGTTGCCGGTCATGTAGTACGGGTGGGCCTCCTCGTGCGGCGGGGTGACGCACACGCCTTCCTGACCGATGTGGCAGGTGCCCCACAGTGCGGCGTGGCCGTACACGCGGCCCTCGGGAGTGACGGTGATGCCGGTGGGGACGGACAGCTTCGGGTCGGCGAACCAGGCGGCCGGCGGGCGCAGCGGCGCCTCCACCGTGCGTACGTAGGCCGTACGGACCCGGGTCTCGCGGACCGCGCCGATCGGCTCGCCCCCGGCGACGACTGCCCCCTCTTCGTCCAGCAGCGCGATGTACGCCTCGGCGAAGGCCGGGATGTCCACGAGCGTCGCCG